GCTGTCTCATCCTTACCCCTACCTGCGGGGTCAATAGACATCACTGTGCCATCCCAAGGTGCCATCTCATCAGAGACAACCATAGGGGCAACCCAGTAGTCACCCTTAAGTCCAACATTGGGTAGAGTCCTAACGGCTTCTAACTGTTGCCTTCCTGAGGCCCACTGTACCCTTACAGGGGCTTCCTCCCATGAGGAGCACCCAGACATCACCATAAAGTGATTGAGCTTTAGAGGGTACTTATCTGCGTCTGAGAGGGACACATCAAGCATGAACTGTAGGGCAAAGCCTGACTTACCGTAGGAGGCTTCACGCTCAAAGAGATCATCGCTGTCAAACCTTTGGGGGTCTGTAGGCTCACCCTCTCTGTCTGCTACGTCTGAGATCATGGGTGCCAGTTTGTTACCAAAGGCGTTCTTAAGTCTCTCGTCAGGGTAGCGTGAAGGCCAGATACGTGTCTTATAGCCACGCTCATCTAGCAGGTTATAAATAGACATCTCTGTCTGCGGTGTGCCTAGAAACATAATGCGTCCACCGGGTTTCAGTACCGCATCAAATTCCTTAATGGTCTCTGCCAGCTTATCTCTCATCATTTGTGTCTGGGAGTTGTTAGCTGACTCTACGTCATCCGCAATGATTAAGTCTGCGCGTGAACCTGTAAGCTGCCCTGTGATACCTAAGGACTTCACAGAGGGCGCGTGAGAGGCTTTAGCCGGAGCCACATCAAAGCTAATCTTAGACATCCTTTGGCCATCTCTGGGCTTTAGGTGAGCCAGAATAGGCATCTCATGGATGAGGCGTAAGGTGAACGTAGAGAAGTCGTCAGATCGTGTCTTAGACGCAGAGACAACCAGTATGTTTTTCTGTGGGTTTAGCAGCAGTATGTGACATACATAAGCAGAGGTAATCCAACTCTTACCCACCCCACGGAAAGCCTCAATGACTATCCTGCGTTCTTTCTCATCTTGTATGTAGTCAGATATGTCGTATTGAACCGGGGTGGGCTGTGGTAGGTTTAAGTGCTTCCATGCCATAAAGAGGAAGTTCTTAAAGTCTTTAATCTTAGGGTTAATAGCCACAGGCTAACTCCTTGCTTATTACTTTTTGGTCTTAAAACCACCTTTCTTTAGCTTCATTCTGTTATAAACCTCAGGGGATATTGTGCTCTTTTTCTTTGACCTACTAATACCCTTTTTCTTACGAATGTTTATGTTCCTATATAGAGACATAAAGTAATCTCCTAGTGTGTTGCTGTTGTTTCTTCTGAGAATGGTAGCTCGTCTAGCAGTGCAGATAGTGCATTGTCATCAGTAGGGATAGCGGATATGTCGTTATCCTTAAGGAACTGACGGGCTACGTTAAGGTCGGCTGACTTAGCCTCTGGGTCTCGCACACGGTTAAGCAGTGTTTGCCCTAGCTCTGAATGGAGTGCAGCCATAATTTCTTCTGGTTTCATCTTAAGTATCTCTCTGTACGCTATGCTTCTTCTCGTATGAACGCATGGCACCAAAGCCAAGCATTCCCATAAGGACGGGCATCATTTGTGTTAGATCAAGGATTGGAACCACAACCTCAGATTCAGCCAGAGCAAGCGCAAAGTTTGCCAATGGGATAACCATAAAGTTAGCCGCCATACCAAGTACGCATACCCAGCCCACAGCAGGTCGCCACCCCGCGACAAAGAGCGACTTATGAGCCGCTTCTGTCTTATTAACTTCAAGCTGTGCTTTCGCAAGCTCCTGTGCGTGTCTCTCTGCCATCGTGCTGAGTTCAAAGGCAAGGGCATTCTTGGTATCTTTATCCTCTATAAACTTGTCTAATAATCCCGTAACGGGGCCGATGAGTGACGCGATGATGCTCATTACTTATCGCTCAGTGGCTGTGTGGTTACTATACGTAACACTGTGACACACGCTGCTAACACACAGCCTACCGTAGCCTGTACCGCAGGTGACGCAGGGAGATACCCTACGTATCCTTGGAGGACAGAGAGGACAGCCAATAGAATAGCAAACTGTATAGTCTTTGATTTTAGTGCTTGTTTAATATTCATTATTTATTACCTAATAGTTTCTGTACTGTATCACTTTCATAAATACGCAAGCCCAACCATATAATTGTAAAGAGTGATGCTGTGGGTGGGAGCCACGCGGCCAAGCTAAGTATTCCTGTCGATGCTGCTGCTACATCCATTACTTCTTTTCCTGCGCTGTTGTCCATGTTTTGATATCCTTATCGTGTATTAAGTTTTGATGCAGTAAAGTATACCTGCGTTGAAGGGGCGGGTTTCGTCACCTGTTCTGGGGGTTCCCTGACTGTTATTAGCACTAGGGCTTTTGACACCAGTATTTCCACCTGTAGCTCCACTATTATCCCCATTGGCTTGAGCAAGTGCTGTATTATCGGGGTATCCCGTCCCAGTATCTATGGTTACAAGGGATTCATGTGTATGGTCTTGGAACTGGTCATTCTCAAAGCTACCCACAGATGGCCCAGCAAAGTCATTACCGTTAGCCATGTTTCTTGTGCCATGAGAACCCGTACCGCGCAGAAAGGCTCCCCTTAGGTCTGGCACAGCAAAGGTAGTGGAACCGTCACCTGCACCCCAAGTTGTGCCTATAGAGGCAAAGAGGTCAGCGTAGGTAGTACGAGATACCGCACTACCGTCACACGCTAGGTAACCTGTGGGGGCTGAAGCGCCCCCGAATGGTTGGATTATTCCAGAAGGAATGGCGGCAGCTATAAGAGCCGCTAGGTCACTGTCTATGTTGTCAAGGAAATTGGCTTTGTTAGCTGCATCTCCTAAGTCTCTTGCTTGTGTCATGCATAAGCCTCCTTATATAATAATGTAGTTATACACTTGGTTGTTCCCTGTATTGTGGTTAACTGTAAAGCTCTCGCCTTCTACCACAGAGGTTACAAAGGCTTCTAAGCCTGCATAGGCAGATGAATACCTTGGAACTAGAACAATTCTGCTTGCAGAAGTAGCATTATCATTATTAACAACGGTTGACGTTTGATTCACAGCAAGATTAAACGTGCCACCCATAGGGTCATTTCCTATTGTTGTAGAGGTCACATCAATATCACCGCCTGATAAAACTTTGGTAGGTTCTTGCATATTTCCTACAAAACTACACCCAACAAATTGATGCAAGCCACCAGTAGCAAACGCTCCAAAGTTTTGAGACACTACAGTAATTCTAATCTTATCGTTAAGGGTAGCACCCGATGTTAAAGTTATCACGCCACCTACCCCAGCGTTAGGCGCAACAGTGTAATCCGTAGTTAAAGTAAGCAAGTCACCGTTTTTAACTACTCTTAGGTCAGCGGTATTAGTAGGGTCAAAGTTATAGGCAAACGCTGTTTGAGCCGCAGTAGCATAATAAGTATCTGACAAACTGTCGGGCGCTCCACTAATAACAATTTCATCGCCCGCGTTTTGTGTGCCAGTAATGATCGTGACGTTTCCGCCAGCACCTTCAATAGTTAAAATTTTAACTTCATCACCTGTTGTAGCCCCAGTAACTAACGTAACTACGCCCCCTACCCCTGCATTTGCTGAAACAGTATAATCGGTAGTTAGTGTTAGTAAGACGCCTTCTTTAAAAACCCTTAAATCAGTTAATGCTGTAGGGTCAAAAGTATACGAAAAATCAGTTTGCCCACTAGTGGCAACATAAGTATCCTCCCTGTGAGACACTGTATAATCAGTAGTCAGACTTAATGGTGTTCCTCGACGCTCCACTCTAATTTGAGACGGAACAGGTTTACCTGTTGGAACCCCTGATGAATTAACTGCTTCATCAACTTTAAAAGTGTAGGGAAACACTGTCTGACCTTGAGTGGCCACGATAGTATTTTTAGCTGTAGTCCTAGTGTCATAAATATTTGTGTTCGTGATCTTGCTACGTCCAGACTCTAAAAATATACCCGCCCTGTTTACACTGTCAGACAAAAGGTTATTGTTAAATACTTCACAATCAGACACGGTAACATCGGGTAAGTTTAATTGCATTCCTGATCGCAAGTTTTCATAAACTTTGCATGATTCTATTCTATGCCCTACGCCAGATTTCAAATAAATACCGGGGCCATAAGAGCCTGTTACCTTACATCCTATTAAATGAAGCCGCTCACAGTTTGCTAGGTTAGATATACCGTACCTAAAACTAGCGGAACTAATGTTTTCTCCATTATTGTTACAATAGAGTCCTTTTACAGTAACATCACTTGAACCTGCCACTGTGAGTCCTTCATAGTTATTATTTTCTGAAAGTCCTCCAAGGAGTAAGGTACGAGAGGCGTTAGATGCTTCTCTGTCGTGGCCTATGTTAATACCAGTATAACCAGAGTTACGAGAGTTAGGTGCGATAATCTGGGAGTCTTCACAGTTTACCGTTAGGTTTGATAGCTCGTTACCATCAAGGGTATCGCGGGATGAAGTGGCTCTTAGCCCCCTTGTGTGGCCTATACCACTCCCCCATTGGTTACCCGCTGTGTAGCACCGTTCAGTAATTGAATCTAAATTAGC